AAGTTCAAGAAGCAATTTGATCTTGCTGAGCACATTCGAGTAGAACACGTTAGTATTACTGATGGTATTCTCTCAGTATTCTTACAGAAGGAAGTACCAGAAGAACTTCAGCCTAAGAAGTTTACAATTCTTCAAGCAGCTCCTGGCGATCCAGAGTTCTTGACTGAATAATTATGAGCTCACGATCGTCCTATCCCACCTTTGCGTGGTGATGGCGCTTGAGACTTCTTTAAAGGTCTTTCCCTCTTTCGCCTAAAGTAAAGGGGACCTTTTGAGTTTCAAAAATAAAAACTTGTATAAATAAGATTATGAGTTTATTCAAAACAAGAGGATTATTATTAAGTAACAAGCTTGCAGATGTTTCAAATAAGAGCGCCGCTGTTACAAATCTGTTGTCACAGTATGGTGGTGAAGGTATAAAATTTACTATTGACGACATCGCGCCATTAATTGGTATATCAGGCACCACATTTGATCCAGCGCAAGCCTTTGATACAAGACTTGCTAGCCTGCCATATGACGGTGAATATCAAACATTCAAAAACATATATGATGATTATAAATTAGTTTTTAACGATACGTCTTATGTGGGTGGCACGGGTCTTGCAGCAAAGTATTATGCTCTAGATAATGATACACTTCCAGCCGGCTTTAAAGACGAACTAGATGTAAGCGCGACTCCCTTTGATATATCGGCAATTTTTAACGAAGACTCTCCTACTGTTACATTTGATGATATTTTTGACAGCCCGACCGTTAAGCCAGATATGTCTGATAACTATTGGTCAAATGGTTCATTTAATTATGGTTCGCAATCAATCGATCCAAAAATAAAAAATAACAATGAGTCAGATCACTCCTCTTTTATTCTGTATAAAGGATATTACGCACACGGGAGTAAGACCACTTACGTAAGAGGACCTAGAGTATCAACTAGCTTATACGTTAGATTAATATTAATTGATCCAGAAACTGATATTAGAATAATAGACGCATCATTCGAGCCTGGCGCCACAACACAATACGCTTATCCCATTGACGGTCATATTTTAGAACCATTTAAACATTATGAAATTCAAATCGGAGTGTTTATCATCGGCGATATACAAGGTGATAAGACATTTTCTATTCTAAGAGAGTGGGATCAATACTTAGCTAAAAACTACTTGTATCCACCTGAAAAAGATTTTAGTGAAAATCCATCGATTTATAAAACTAAATACGCTCAAACATTAAAAGCTCAAGGGAGTTATTTAGAAGTAAACACAGTTGATTCTCCATATGAAAATATAGAAGATCGTGTTGGTGGAATATTAGAAGCAGACTATAAAGATTTAATTATTGATGGTCCCATTCAGATTAATTATCAGCCACCTAAAAACTTTAAAGATATTAAAAAATATACGGAGGATATACTAGATACAGATATATCTGAAAACTCTAATGTTTTAATATTAGAGGACGATACGAATATTGAGGTGGGTAATTATATTGATGGTATTAAATCAATAAATGGAAACGCTATATATGTAAAAGAAATTCCTGAACGATCAGTGCGCTTCACACAAGGCACTACACCAGCCATCGTTGTTCTTACAGAAAAAATAGACACTACTCAGTTAATCCAAGGTTTAAATACAATTACTTTTATTGAGCATCGTGGTTTAAGATCAATCGGTACACTCACTCACATTAACCAGGGCACCAACCCACCTGATTTCACAATTGAAAATGTATTTGCAAATGGTACTAAATTTAGAGGTGGGGACGCAGTAGTATTTAACGCTGCTGATACAAGTGAATTTTTTGATAATGATGTAAATTGGGTACAAATTAGAGATGTTGATCCAATTTCATTTAAGACTGCAGGGCTCACCACTGGCGGTAAAACCGTTGATGGAATTACAGACGCTGGCGGTTTAATACATAACGATGGCGATTCGATAAGAATCTTTTTATATAATCAGTCAGGCGTTGATAATTTAGCAATGGATAACTTCTGTCTCTTTAAAGATGCAGACGAAAGTCCAGCTGTAAGCTTAATTCAAGCAAAAATTGCAGGGCAAAGAGATTTTATTGCTGCTGGCGACCCCGGCGAGCTCGACGTTGATGTCTCTACAAGTAGTATTTTAGAATACGGGGGTAACATACTTGATTCAAGCGATTTATTAGATTTAAACATTACGTATGATGCTGCGCAAGGTCTGATCGTGGCCGATACAACAATTACCGGCGTCGACGACAACAACGATGGAACAACCACACTAACACTAAGTAACGCCCCCACGGCAACGTTAGGTGCTTCTACAGTATTTACGATTGCAAATTATCAAGATGTTGCATTAAGTAAGTACGAATGTTTCCGCCCTTCTGATACAAATCCTCCGTTCGCTGGTACAGGTAGTGGACAAAGAACACGACCAGAAACAGGTCTTTCAGTATTAAGCTTTCAGAACACTGAAGACAGTCCTGATTCGCAAGTACGATGTGAGTTACAGTTCAACGCACTAAATATTCACGGTGATGGTATTACTATAACACGCCCAAAGACATATAATCCTGGCTCTCTACTACTGTCTTATGATACTATAGTTAAATTTAAAGGCTTTACATCAATAAAAAGCGATAACAACGTTGTATCAGAAACGACCGAAGGGAACTTTTTTATACCATTAGAAACGATTGTGTAATATCAAACGTCTTCTTCTTTTTTAACAAGAATATAATAAGTTGATTTAATTGTTTCCAAATCTTGTGGAGGTGATGCCATATCTTTGAAATCACCAAAAGTTGGGAAGGCAGCAATTTCAACGTCCACGTCGTCTGTCCATTTATCAACTTTCCACGGATAAGGTGCGTCTGCAAGCGTAATAGTTTTCTTTGCAAGAATTGTAGTAGTATCAGTTAATTGCCACTGTGTTCCATCGTGTGAAAATTCGTATGGCCCTGATGCCAACCAACTGTCATCGGGCTGCTTAACAAACACTTGTAGCTCAAATACATCGGTACCAATCGTACCATTTAATTGAAATTGACCAATTTCATCTTCGTCAATTTCATCTACAATAACTTTCATCTTGTGAGTGAATCCGTCGTTAGATCCATTTGTCTGCCCCGCTACAAAACCAGGGTCGTTAATACTACCAGATGGTGATGACGCTCCGTCAATTTGATCTGTTTCAAGGTCAAGTCGAACATCATCTTCAAATGCTAGTGTGCCAACTTTAGCAACTTCAATGTTAGGTGAATCAACTACTATCGCATTAATGGCGGAATCTTCAATCCAAACACCTGTAAATGTAGAAAATGCGCGCGACAGTACATCTGGACTTAACGACTGAATAAGATATGGACCTGGTGCGCCATCTCCCAGCTCATCTGGATTATTTTGAAGCCCAATTGTGCTAGCTGGATCAGTATAACGCAAAACACCTTCAACACTTATCGTTGAATTACCACGATTTAAAAACCGATTCTCTTCACTTTTGTATAATGCATTTTTAAACTTACTAGAGTCATTAATAATATTATTGTTAATTATATCTAGATAAGTTTTTAAAGGATTATCAATACCAATACCTAAGATATTGGTTCTATTTTCTAATATATCACCTTCATAACGGATTTCAGGCTCATTAATATTTAAGAAATTACTTTTTGTAACACCTTTTTTTCGTGTAAAAATAAGTTGATTCTTACCTGCACCGTTAAAATATACGCCAACGTTTGAAACCGATTCTAACTTAAAAGACTTTTCATTAGTATCAATATTAAACTCTTCTTCAACCACTTTATATGGAAAATTGGTATCGGTTTCTGACAAACCCCCTTCTTCATCTTCAATTTCTGTTATTATATCTCCAGCCGAGAAAAATGCACGATTATAGCTTACAATAAAGCGCCCGCCTTCGTATCTATCGGTTAATGTTATTTTGTTAACAGTAATATCAGCATCATCGTCAATATTAAGTGGCAATGCAGGAACAGTTTCAACATAGTCATCAAACACTGGCAAGCTTGTACTATCACTATTAACTGTCTTAACATTATATGTAACATTATTATATTCTAATTGATCCCCTACACTAATTTGATTCTGGCCATTTTGATCTCGTGCACTTTTTAAAAATAGAAGTTTAGCGTTTTGGGTTCTATATGATTGTGGTAAAATATCATTAGGGCTCCAGCCCACTGCAAGCGTCTCGGCAATAACCTCCCCCCACGTACTTACTGCAACACCTTCATTATATTTAACGGTATATGTATAAGTGTTAGTAGTAAATTTAAATGTATCAGTGTTAGATAAGTTTCCTCGAAATACCGTTAAATCATTTTCAACATCAAACGCTTTAGTTCTAGGGCCTGACAACAAGTTTGTCAATGCCGACTGAATTGGAGTACGTTGAGATAAATTACCCTGTAATGTAAATCCTATTGCCATAAATTAAGTCTCGCTTGAATCTTTTATTGTTATTATAATGGTTGAAGAAATATTGTTACCACCCACTTTTCTATCGTTTTGGCCATATACAGTGAATTTAATATTAGTTCCATTTTGACTTCTACCAATTGGAGTATGCACATTAGCAACCCCATTATCATCTAGCTGTATTGGAAAATTATAATATGACTTGCCTCCAGCAGTAATAATATCGGCTTTTGCAATTTCAATTGTTTCAGCTGCATTTGGAGAATCATCAAAAGAACCATTATTATTAAGATCAATTTCTTTTTTAATAACAATTGCCTTTTCACTCGGACTCAGCACGCCGCCATCTAAATCTTCTGTGACATCATCAGCATTAACGAGTGTATCCCATTTTAATCTAACATTAACTAGACCATCATAGTCTGAAGAATCAAAATATTGGACCTCAAAATCATTATTAGTTTGAATAATCCCATTTGGCCGATAAACAATAAGGTTAGGATCACCACCCTCTTTAGAAGGTGACTCGAGCTCGAAGACTTCTTTTTGATTTAATTCTTCCGAAGAATCATAACGAGGTGATGCCGGCGTATCCAAATCTATACTAAGAGACGGCGCCTTTGGAGCAGGTGGATATACTTTATACTGAACACCATTAATAATATGCCCATTGTTTTTTAGCTCTACAACCATATCGTTAATATCAATATATTTTCTTTTTATAATATTAGTTTCTTCATTATTTCTTAGAGCTAAATATGCGTCGTTCAACTTGAAGTTACCGGCTTTGTATACATTATAAATACTTCTAATAATATTAACAACAGTACCTTCATCCCAATTATTATTATTTAATATTAATTCTTCGATGTTTGAACATTCTTCAAATAAATTGGTCTTATCACTAACATTAATACTTTCAAAATAATTATTGGATATATCTAATACTTTTAAGTTTGTAAAATTCTTAAAAGACGGGATCGCCGTCGCGCTGCTAGTAAAGCTTCCTGATAACAATAATTTTTCTAAATTAGGTGATTTCGTAGCATCAGCATCAGCGAAAGATGTAAATTGATTATTATTGCCCTTGATCCCTTTAAGTTTAGTGAATTCAGTTTGATTATTTGCACCTCCAAATAATTCTTTAAACCCTAGTGCTCCAGTAAATTTATTATCATGAAAATAAAACGCTTCTAGTGCTGTACTACAATCACTGTGTAATTTAAGTGCACCACTAGCACCCCAACCTCCAGTAAATGCATTATTTGAAATAGTTATATTTCCTAAAGACAATGTTTCGTCTTCAACATAAGTTGGATCGACGGTGCTCACACCCACATATTGATTTATTTTGAATAATGGAAATCTACCTTCAGTTATCCCTTTGCTTTCATACGCGAATCTTTTTAAATTATAAAGATTATTAAAAATAGCAGGCCCATCATCATCAGTACTTTCAAACTCTAAATTATTCTTAAAATCGTTTTTAATTTCTGTCAAAGTATTCCGCACGGTTCGGGCATTGTCAAAAAAAATAGGATCAAAATTATAAGCAAAAAGCTCTAGTGGATTAGCCACCTCGTTCAAGCCATCTGTCATAGAAGAAAAAACATCTAAAGGCATCGCTGACAAGTCAATTGGTTCTTCAACTTCAGGAGAGTCTTCATCGGTCGTCATAAAATCACTAAACACCAGCTCATCCACATCAGGCCACACGGCATTCCAAGGGTATAGTGTATCTAACGAATCTGCAGTAGCTATAACACTAACAGTAACAGTATTTTTTAGCTCCCATTGAACATTGGTGGCGTTATATTCAAATACAAAATCGCCGTTTGAATACGTAGTAACCTCGTGATAATTAAGGGGGCTAGGTACATCTTTTGTATACTCACCACCCGCGGCGAGAACTAGTGAGGTGGCCAATGTGAACTTAGTAACAAAAACATTATTGTTGTTTAGCATCGCGGTGCGCGCTGACGGGTAAATCTCTGACAAATAACTGCTGTTCCAGTAACCACCAAATTCAATCAACTTAAGCTTAGCGCAACCCTTAAAGGATGGCATTGGTCCGAAACAATTACCATCACGCGCGTTTATTCTCGTAAGCCTATTACAATTTAGAAACTTAAAGTTGTTATTATTATTACCAATATTATTTTTACTAGTAAAAAATTGATATCTTATATCATCAAATCTGTCACCAAGCTGCTCGCCGGTCGCCTTATTTTCAAAGGTACTATAGCCATCCATACTAGTCGCAGCAAAATAATCAATAGAACTGTTTTTAAAATTTGGAATTCCAAGCTTAGTATCACCGATCCAAAAGTCTTTTAAGTTAGATTCGTCTGAAAGAGCGGTGCGAGCCGCATTGTTGTAATTGTTATTGTTCCAATAACCTGGTACAGTATCGTCATAATACCCAAGATGATCACTTAGAAATCCATTATTAGTTAAGCGATAATATTTGACTATATTAACATTATCAGCTGAACCAGCCGGATCAGGTACATGGAACGTACCTGATCCAGCTGTGTTAAATTTATTACTCTGAATTTCAAGCAGAGTCAACTTTGGTCCTATATCAGGTGTAACGCCAGAAAACTGGTTGTTATTTACTCTTATTTCTTGTAAATCTGGAAATCTATCCGCGAACGCGCTTTTGTTAGTGCTATCAAAATTAAGAACTAAATAGTACAATGAATAACTATAGTCAATTTTAATTATGCTCGTTGGCACTAAATTTAATATTGATTCAATAGTCTTTTCAGGAGAAGCGGTTGGACTAATGAAGTTTCTATAAAAAACAAACGATTTTAAATTAGGTGCAAATTTTACTATATTAGGGTGTACACTAAATAAATTATAAGATATATCTAATGTTTCTAACGCAGTTAGTTTAACAAATGGTAGTGCTTTTAATTTTACGTTAGAAACTGTGAGTGATTTATATTTATTAGGCGCTAAATATGATTCAATAGTTCTATCTGCTTGTTGGCCTTGAAATCCTATCGCATTATCGCCAGCTCTAAACTGACCATAGCCATCCCCTTCAGTCAGTGATGTTCCACTATTTGTTAAAATATTAAAATCTATATCCGAGTCGGTGGAGGTGACCCTAAACGTACTAGAATCTAACTTACTAAAATTTCCATCAAATTGCAATGGTATATTTTTCATTGCAAACGCATAATATTCACTACCATTTACATTGACTTTAATTTTATTTGTGGCGATCTCAGTGTTAGGATATATTCTTTCTGATAATGGTGTTAACAGTTTAATTGTAGACGTTATAACCTTTGCTGGATCTACGGCAAACTTACGAGAAGACGCGATTTCTACTTCAGTACCATATCCTACAAAATTATCATTTGCATCCGTGGCATTTATTTTTGATTTTTCCCAAGATGTAACACGAGACGAACCAATTGTTGATATAACTAAATTTCCGTCACCATCAATATTTGAAAGTGTGTAGTGTTTTAACGACGTTGATGCAGTTCGACCAGATATATTTAAATTTCCTTTCAGTTCTACATCTCCAGTTATTTGAAATAAATCAGAAAGTCGACTCGCGTTCGCGAATGATTCTGACAAATACCTAGAAGTTTCATCTATAGTATTTACATCACTATTTGATAGCATCTGAAAAGAACTAGAGATTGTACTTATATTACGCAGTGTATTAAAGTCTAAAGGATTTAACCCTAGATTCGTCAGTGATTCCTCAGCGTCAAGTGCTAATTCAGATAGTGCATTTCTAGCGGTTATACCAAAAATAGTCGGATTTTTAAAAGATGCCATAGCTTTATTTATATCTCTGCTGTATTGATACTTACCTGCATATTGTTTATTTCTTCAGATTCATCAGCAAGATTTAGTGTTTTACCTATAACAAAATACGCAGTAGAATCTCTAAAACCCGGTTGTACTTTAATTCTATCTTCACCAAAAATACTATCTAATTGAAATTTCTTAATGCTTCTACTCGCGCTTTCTCCACCCACAAAGTAAGTTGATAATGATTTTAATCTTGTGCTGTACGTATTACTAGTAAAATTACCATCATAATATTTAAGTTTAGATCTAAAATCTGACTTATCAAACATTCTTCTTAATCTCTTTCCAGCACTTAAATCAATTTCTAAGGAACTTAATCTATCAACATCTTGAAATGTTTCAGACTTAATAGTAATAGCATTTACATTCGTAATAGTATCTTCATGAGTATCACCTAAAGGATAAGAAACCTTTGCATTTTCATTTAACAAAAACGTTGGAGATGTTACGGTACGATCATCAGCATCTTCCTGTAAAATATTAATATTATTAATAACAGAGCCATCTTCCATTTTAACAACAAGATATAATGGATATGGATTGAAACTAAATATTTTTGAATTACTCTTTTCAACTGGTACACTACTGTTTGTAAAGTTAGCACCTTCAACACCACTCCCTCCAATTGTATAAACAACTTGAACTGAAGTAAAACTAAATTTAGTCGAGCTATTTCCATCATTTCCATCCGAAGCTATTGTCTCTAATGTAGCATTCGTACCAGACAATTTAAAAAGATAAGCAGACTGTAGTGAGCCATCATTGTCGTATGTGAAACTTAAAGCATCGGTAATAAATACAATTTTATCGTTTTCCGTTGTAAATGCTCCTTCGTTATTTAATCCAAGTTGACCGTTTACAAAGTCGACTGTTTTAATACCATTATCATCTTCAATAGCATCATTAAAACTATTATTGTCAATGATTAAATATTGTCCTTCGGTGGTGATATCTTCATTTGATATAAAATCAGGGTGTGGTGGTTCGCCCGTGTCTGGATCGATAGCGCTTACATCATATCTTGATAAAATATCATTATCTGTAAATAACGTCGCGGCTGATAATACATTAGTTAACGTATCGCCTAACTCAACATCAAAAAATCTAAGGCCTGTGAAACTCTCAACATCCGCAACATTCAATTTTATCTTTGAGCAAACTCCACCGGTGCTAGGTACACTAGATATAAGGCTACCATTGCTCTCATAGTTGTCAGATGGTATAGGTTTTATTCTATAATCCATCTGAAATCTATTAACATTCGCCCATGTTGTTTCACGTGAAGTACCATCACTAGCTATACGTCCTGCTAATAATGCATTTCTATCAGTATAAGATATTCCTTGAAAATACCATTCAGATCCGAGGAAATCAATAGCTTTTAACGGTTGGGGGTTATTTGGATCACCATAATCAAACCCTCGTAACTCTTCTTCAGTTGCTCCACCTGCTATTGGTTTTTTATCAGTGAATCCAATTTCAAAATTGCAACCACCTGTACTGTATTCTGGACTATGTCTTTGTGTGGGGTTTAAGAATCTTACTTCATTGTTTCTTCCACTAATTGGTGTAGCAGCTGCACCAATATGCCGCTTCCTACCAATAATTGCTGGGTGTTGATATACATAGCTGTATTCTCTAAGACCGTTTTCTTCAGATCCATCAAAATATTCACTATCAATAAACCTTGTGTCAGCAATAACAGGAAATGCAATTGCATTGACCGATTGAGCGTGGGTTGTTACGGCTTGACGCCTGTAGTCTATTTCATTTCCAACTACAATAAGACTATTTGTACCAGGTGCAGCCCCAGTCATGCCTATCATTCCAATATTTACTTCATACTCTCTGAAAGTATTTTTAGTTTTTAATCTAACGATTGGTGTTTTAAAGTCTTCAATTGATGGAAGCTGATCACCTAGAACATCATTTAGCGCATATCCAAATTTTGCCACGCCTGCTTCAGATGCTGCGCTAACCGCAGTTTTAAATTCTTGATATGTTTCTTTAAATGCAATCCATCGACTTAATACTGATCTATGTATAATGTGAGCATCATCGTCTTCTAATCCAAAGTAATTATCCCGATCCTGCTCGACGCTTAGATCCCAAACCTCTGCGCCGTTGATATATTCGACGTTTGGATTATATCTAGCTGACAAACGATCTGGATCACCACCACTATCTACCGCAAGCTCGGCGATCTTAGCCTGCACGTCCATTTTTGACAATGCTAGATATCTTATGTCGTCGTGAATTTCAATATGAAAATCTATACGCGGTGATTCCGTTAACTCTGAGTCCTCAACGGTCTCACCAACAGTGTTTGCAATTAAGCCATTATCGTATGTAAAGGCAAAACCTGGACACGCTTCACACTCAATAAAATCAAGCTGAGAAAAATCGCTTACTGAAGTGTTTAACTGTGATGGATATACTAATTTACGATTCTCTTTTTTTATACCAAGTGAATTTTCAATATTCTTTTTAGGCTTTAAACCTATTAATGGAATTATATCATTACCTTTAACTGGCTTTTCTTCAGCTGTATAACTATATTGTCTTTTAGTACCTTCATCTCCGCCATCAATATAAACAGATGAACCATATTTAAAAACAAACTGAGGTGCTAACGATGTAGATTTATTAGCAAGGTCAATACGGTAAACCATTTTAAAGAATGGATCTTCTAAACACGGCTGATCTAATGTATTTTCAATTAGTAACGTATGCATTAGAACCCATCTTGCTTCATTATTATCAACTGGGACATATGCATAAAACTTTGCGCCCACAGCACCATACCATGAAAATTCTACTTTCCACATGGTAACCTTTTCTACGTCTAGAATATAACCAATATCCGTAGGTTTAAGATTCTGCAATGTGTCATTATTAAATAAAGATTGTGGTATAACGGTTTCGTAGATATCAGGCAAACTTTCTCCTGTAAATGGATCTAAGGACACACCACCATCTTGACCAATTGCTGGAATTAACGTTTGCTTACCAAGAATACCATTTAATTCTAAAGATTTATCTGATAATGGAATTGTAGATCTACGTACAATTTGAAAAGAGGCTCCTCGTATTCTGAACAAGTAACTATCTGTTTTATTCTGAATACCCCATTCAATTTTTCCTGTAGTGTCTTCTTTATCGATCACTGCGCGAGCACCGAAAGTAAAACCAGATACACGGCCAGGCTGATAACGAAATGCTTCTTTTGACTGTAAAATAATCGAATCTTGCGTACTTTGTCCAAAATCATAACCTGGTGCACTTACTTTTATCCAACCCTGCTGATTTAACTGTTTTAGGCTAAACAAACCAATCGGAGATGCTAAGCTCTTGCTTCCTGATGCATTATTATAAAATGAAACTGTTTCACTTGTACCATTATCTTTCCAGCCAGTAGCGTTCATCACGTCGTAATCAGCCGCCTCAATCGCACCACTTGTTAATACACTAAACAGCGTAGAAGAAGAAATCTTAAATTTATTTAATTTAATTTTTACCCAAGTATCTGTCCATATGTCAATTAATCTAAAAGCTTCACTTTGAAAGGCTGCAGCGGCTTCTGGTGTTTCATACTCTGGATAATGTAATGTGTATATTTCAGTTGTTTCTGACGCATCGTATGTATTAAATGAATTTTTCTTTAATGTAACTTTTGATGGATCTAAAAATCTATTTTTTATATCGGCACCATAAATGCCTGGGTCTTTTTCATACGCTAAATATAGAAAGTTGCCTAACCGTACAAAGTTTAGGAATAAACTATATTGTGCATTCTGACCTCGGTTAGTTAAAGGTGTCCAAGGGAAAGAATACGGAACTGGAAACGCAGTAATTTCTAAAGCTTGCTCAGTTGTATTTTCTGTTACGCGAGTATTATAACGATTAATACCACTTTCTGTAGCTCTATTTTCCCATGGTATATATCGTGAATACCCACTGCTGACATTTTTAAATATTTCCCAATTATCACTTTCAAATCCCAAAGTTGACACGTCAGAGAATAAACTCAATTGAGTTTCGGCTCTTGGCACACCTAAAAGAGAAGCACTCACAGAAGAACTCTCTGGAAATTGTTCTTCAACCTTAACTGTAGATCCCGCAGCTAATACAACTCCTGTTGCATTTGCTGATGTAATAGTATCAAGGAATGTTATATTTGTATCAGTAAATAAATCATTACCTGCAGCATCTGTTAATTTGGCAAGGGTGATTGAATCAAAAAGACTACTTTCTACTTTAACCTCTTGAGGTGTATTTCTATCAAAACCAATTAAAGATTTATTACCAACTGTATTAATGAATCTTTCAAAGACAAATTCAATCTTCGTACCAGATGCTATATCTTTTAATAATGGTTTACTTAGATAAAGCTTAACTTTTCCATTTACAATTGTAATTGCAGTAGCAGTAATAAAATTATTTAAATTTATATCTTCTAAATTATAATCGCGCTTTACTTGCGTTCCAATTTCAAAAACACTATTGTCTACACCATATACGTAATCACCTTCTTTTAATATTGACAATAGATTTAAATCTTCACCTGTGATTAAATCTTCTTGAAATTTATTTAATGTTAATGTACTATCACCGGCACTATGTGTGCCGACGAGTGTGGTATTAAAATGATATTGTGCCATAATGTACTATTTATCGTTCTTTCCATGTGGTACCTGCGTTAACTTTTTATTTAACACTGACAGCTTATTGCTCTTCCCAAGTGATGCTTGCATTAACTTGTGCTGCAGCACTAACATCCGATGATCGAATTGAGAGATATAAATTGTCTGGCAAATCAGTTAGTGGGAATGAGATATAATCTTTATTATAGTCAAAATATGAACTTAGATCAAAATATTCACTACCATTTTGTAAGAAGAACGTAGCAATCTGTGTTCCAGTGCCAGCGATAGGTCTTCCCTTAGTATTTACAATTTCAATCGAACTCAATCTTTCAATTTCACTATTTGGAATATTCACCGGCGCTGTTGCAACGCTACCATCTTCATTATATTGCTTTGCATATAAGAAAGTTCTATTAGTCGTATCAAATGTCAATTCTTCTGTATATGTATCTAAAGAACGGAATTCATATTCAACAAGGCCACTTCCAGAGTTAATTGGATCAACTCTTTCAACAAAGCCAAATAATGATCTTTGAGCACCAGGATTATTTACATCTAATACTCTAAACCATCCATAAACTTTATCACCGATAGCGAAATCAGTACTAAAGGTTTGATCAAGGTTTACAAATGGCTCGGTCCCCGCAGTTGTATAAGATAATCGTGTCGGTAAACCTGCAGGTGCCAATGGAATAGCAGGCCCACTTTTAATAACGAGCTCTTCACCTGTCGCTGGATAATTACTACCATCAATGAAGATATCATCAGTTTGATAAATCGCATTCTTGACCAGTTCAAGTTTAACATTATCTGATTGCGCGCCTGTGGATGTCATACCAACAGAAAGCTTTGTAGGATACACTTGAACACGATTTCTTACTTTGTATCCTTGTGAACTCTCAATTTCAGTCTTTGAAGTCAAACCATAAATTACTGGAGATGACTTTGATATGATTTTAATATCATCTACACCCAAACTGCCATGATCATTAAAGTCTGTATTTAAATACAGCGTTGATGTATTATTAGCAATATCTCTTTCAATAAATTCAACTCTCAAATTTACATCTGCAGGATTACTTGTAACTACCTTTGCACCCATCAAGATATCATCTGGTATTTCAACACTAGTCGTCCCCGAAAGTTCAATTGTATTAGCTGTAAGAGTGTTTTCAATAGTTAATGTATTTAATATACCAGTCTCCGTGGAGCCGGTGTCAGCATACGATGATGACGACATTTCCGTGCTGTCTTCTGGTGCGTAATTAAACAGTCTTACTGTACCACGGTCACCTCCATCAATATAATAAGATGAACCGTACTTAATCACGAACTCAGAGTGTGACTTACCCCCTGCGTAACTTATTCTATCTCCTAAAGGTCTACTGGTTCCACCAAGTGTTTTTTCAGTGCCTCCACCATAAACAGTGTATGTGATTGGAAGTGTAGCATTACCAAGAGACGCAACCTTTAATTGATTTGATGCGCGAATATGATGGATTCGTACCCATCTTGCTTCATCATTACCAACTGGAACATAAGCTAAGAACAGAGCACCCACAGCACCATACCATGAGAATTCAATCTTATTCATTATGACCTTTGAGAAATCGATATCCCATGCAGACGCGTCTAATTTTTTACCGGCAACTCCCTGACCAGGATATTGAATAGTGCTTTCGCCATCTCCGCTTGGTAGTCTTACAACATCAGAATAAACATAAGATTTATTTGTAGAGCCGTCTAAGAAGTCAAAGTTGAATCTTGAGCGAGGAATTCTATATTCGTAAACACCATAATATTTTGGATCAACATTATGACGAATCCAATGGCGCCACGATCTTGTTTGTTGATTTGCATTAAACTCTGTGGTTCGCGTCACTGTATCACCTATCCTTGCAAGGCTGATACATAGCTCACCATTATTGACGGCATCGATATCAGCAACAAAGCCGTTGAATTCATTTACGTCTGAACTACCAAATACTGAAGTATCAATTGCGCCTACATGATCGGCGGCATCGCCGTAAGCGACGAGATTAATATCATGCTCACGTCTATATGGAAACATAATATCTGCATCCACTTCGTCAGCATATTCTGGGAATATAAATGGTACAGGCGTAATGATAAACTGTTTCTCTGGATCGATAGTTACGCCACTTTCCAGTACTATGTCAACATCACCACCGGTGCCAATTGCTTTAACAACTTTAATAGTATTACCGACAACTTCAGTGATTCGAAGTAATGAAGTATGTGCTTCATCCGGTGCCTCTGGTGCTGGATCGGCCTCAAATAATGCATTGCCAAGGTCTGTTGTATTGTATCTTACAATCTGATCTTTTTCAAGACCGTCAACGTTGTTTAATGTAATTGTAAGAACACCATTTGATAAAGTCGGAGTGATTTGAATCTTGTGCTTAGTTTCCTTCTTTAACAAAGATGGATCATACATTGCTGCATGTGTCATTAGAAGACCATCTCTTACAATCGCTAAATCACCAGCATAGTGCGCAATAAGCGTTCGTGGGGCGGCGGTTAACTCGCTTTCTAACAAATCAAACGCGGCGTCCTGTGATATAAACACATCAGTAGTAGTTGTCCCGACAACTAGAGAGGTTACAATTGTGTTTGGCGCAATGAGATAGTTACTATTATCATCGGCTGCAGTAATATCACTTAATGACATACCAATTTGAGGTGCACCAGCGCCATTGATTGCGTTGATTGTAATTTTATTACCTTCAACGGTGTTCAAACTTAATTCAAAGGAAGCGCCGTCTGATTTACCCACAACACCGTAATCTTCTTTTTGATGAGTAGTCTCTGTACCATATGTGGTACCTCTATATTTAATTAGAGCATGTGTTCTTCTTACAACACAGAATTGATCTCCTTTACCAGTATCTCTAGTTTCCCAATAGTAACCATCAAACTTATCGTAAATACCATATTTTCTAATTGCTGCATTACGATTATCCACCACTGGTGCACCAGGTGTTTTTGAAGTTTTAACACCGAATGTTGCAGCAGAAACACGACCAGGTTGATATCTAAAGAATCTTTTAGATGTTAAGACAGCTGTTTTATTTGGAGCTGCTTCTAATAACGCACCAGCTTCTTCTGGCACGTGAGACAGACCATATCCAAAGTTTTTAGCGAGGTCGCCGGCGCCACCAGCACCAAAGCCGTTTAACTCATATGGGCTACTTGCAACATCTAAGTCTGTTTTTTCAGCTGGTAAAAATGTCCATTCACTAGGATCAACATCATATGTGTTAACGTCAGCAAAAATCCCCAAGGCAACTTCAGAGCGTGGAATACCAAGAAGAGATAATGCAACCTCAGATTGAATCTTGTTTTGTTCTTCAACAGGTATTGCTGCCTGGTCAGACGCTAAGACGACGGGCAACGACTTGGCTGCTGAAGCTTGACCTCTAGGTATCGGAGCGGTACGCCCGATTGTTACGATATTATTCGCTCTATTAATTGTTTTTGTTGCCATTAGATATTAACTATTCCTTTTGAAATTATGAATTCGTTTTCTACACCGATTCGTGTATTTTGTGAGTTTCCACTTGTCATGACTTTATCGCTAAACACGTCGCCGACGTTAAACGTCTGTTCTGTATTTATACTTATTGTTATTGTCCGAGTTGCTCTATTTACATTTGTTACTTCATGAACTAAATCAGGATTTAGACTGGTTGTTATAAAAATTTTGTCGGCCACGCTACTATCAATCCCCTCATCGTCTTCAAACGCGGTGTCGGTCGAGGCATGTGGACATTTTAATATAATTTTATCACCGATTGACACTGAATTAATATTTATATCATTGGTAACGTTACCAAATGTATCAGTTGATGGAATAACTAGGCTTAATGTTCCTGCATCGCCGGCGACCGTTAATGATATTTCGTTAAATGTAACAACGGCTTCTGTTGTTCGAATGTATTTATACTCTTTTGCTATTAGCTCATATATAAGACCAACTAACGTCTCACCTGCCAGCGCATTGCCAGTACCATATAAGTTTGAATAATTTGATCTATGTGTTTGATATGCTTGTTTTACCTTTGCATGATCCGCAACATTGCGGATATCAGTAATGCCGGCTGCGGTAACTTCAAATTGGAAATTACCAGTTGCTAAGTCTTCCTCAGCTGAGGTTACATTAATTTTATTACCTAATGATGAGTAACTAAAAGCTTGATATTGTGTTTTATCAATAAAATACTCTTTAACACCATCTTTTACCACAGTCTCAAAATTATCCCTAATTGTAACTTCTGTGCCATAAACGGGCTCGTCATCTATTTCTTCTGGGAGGGATGATAAATATAAATTTTCGCCATCTCGTAAGAAATTAATCGATTCAGACACATAGTTTCCACTGCCTGTTAAGTCAATATTAATAGAATCATACTCGCTATCAAATGTATCAACCGCACCAATAAATTCATTTGAGCTACCTAAAATTAAGTTTGGAGATAATATAGTGTTTGTTGATCCATAAACTAATACACCAGCACCACTATTTCTTATAACATTTCCTAATAAAACACCAACACTCAAACCTGCAAGATCGGATTCAACATTAAAGTTTTCAAATGTTGAACTAGTGATTTTTAAGTTTGAAGAATCTCTAGCGTGCAAAGGACATGCTAGATTATCTTGATCTCCTGTTAAAAATACAGCTCCATTTTGAATCTGTGAATTTGCAATAGTAAAATACTTAGTATTTTGGCCAAGCACCGCACCAGACACGACGTTCTGTATTTTTACATTATCAAATGTTAAGTCGGTTGAATTTGCTACTCGTACTAATACATTTGACTGTGTGAGTTGAAACTTAACTTGATTAATAAAGTTACCATCTAATGTTATATTTGATAATGTACATTTAGATGAATCATCTAGAATTATCATATTATGACTATACGAAGAAGGAGTGCTACTAAATATATCACCGGCCGGCTGGCTTTGCCGACTTATGGCATTTGATGTGGAAGTGTGCCACGGATGTGCTTTTAATACTGTATTTTGCTTTGAACTCCCTTGTATTTTTATACCATTAGGTATTTTAATTAAATTAGTATAATATGTTCCATCTGGAATTGTAACAGTTGTCTCACCTTTATTCTTTTTAGTGTTTAATAGATATTCAATACCACCTATTAACTCTCCACTAGCATTTAGTACAGTAGAATTATCATGATAAAATTCTAATTCTTTCTTAGTGGTGTGTGCGTTCGTGGTGCTAAGAGTTTCAACAAATGTTACAGTATTATCTGCACTAACGGAGTCAACAGTAAGTCTTGAAATGCCTTTTTTATAAATCTCTTGGGCAGAAGCATTCTGTAAATCAGCCCATGTAATAGGCAAGTAGCTTAATCCTGTATCAGGATCATACTCCCCTAATTCGTTTTTATTAGCCCACTCATTAGTTATGAAATTACCATAATCTGTGAAGTTAAATTGTGTCTGCCCTGCCATTTCATCTTCACCAAGAACGGCTATTAACTTAAAGTCTGAATCATTAAAACTATTTGTGGCTCTATAAATTAGAACATTATTATTAGTGTTGGACCTGTTAGCGCTACTAATTCTATTATATGTTGTTTCACTAAACTGGTCCAACGAAACATTTTTACCTGGTATACTTCCAGTTCCAATTTGAAATGTATTAGTAGTAAACGTGTCAGCTTCTGTTAATTTACCTGTATCGCGACTAAATTCAGCAATTCTATATTTATATGTTGTGTTGGGGGTTCCCTGTGTAGCAAGGAACGTTGCAACAACCGCCCCGACATCATTTTCAGCAAGAGGGGGAGGGGTAGGCTGTGAATCCGTGTCTGCTTTTGCAATACCAAAAACTGATACATTTTGTCTACTTTTAAGTAATTTATTTGTTTTTAATGATTTTAAAATTACTGGTGCATCGTCGGCCGTTGTAAGTCTTTCATTTTTACCGTAATCTTTTTCAGCATCATCTAGCTCTTCAACTATAATATAATTTTTATCGCTATTAACCTTCAGAATTTTAATTTGTTTATTTTCTTCAAAGAGGTTATCACCAATTGGTGTTTGTGTAACAAGAGTTGCGTCTTCTTGTACACCACTTGTGCTATTTAAATATAATACTGATGTGCCTTTAAAGGTTCCATCATCATTTGCTAATAAAATAAGAGGTTCTTCAAATGCAGTAATCGAGTAAACATCAAATAATGAACTATCATTAATACCGCCTGAAACAACAATTGTAGAAGCTTCAATATCACCATCGCCTAAAGTAATTGCTAAACCAGTGGCCGTAGACAAATCAAGGCTTTTCGCTGAGAGAGTACCATCGATAGTTAAGTCACCATCAGTGTTAGATCCACTTTTAATTTGTAAGTCACCTACTACATCTTGTGATCCATCAGCCGCTAACTTATTTTTCTCTAATTCTAAAAAGTTAGAATCAAGTTCAGCGTTTGTAAGAGGAAGCCCCTTTGCTTTAACAGTTGTGATATAAAGTTCACTGCCAGCAATCAGGCCTGTAATGCCAGTAATGCTATTGCCACTTACAGTAATAGTGTCATTAACGACGCTAATAATTTTATTATGCGTTGATAAATCATCAGCATTAAGCAACCGCATTCCTGACTTTACTTTCTTTAATAAAGGTATTGACGCATTATCAACAGTGATTGCCGTATTTGCGCCACTGACTAAAGTCGGCGCTGCCGCTAACGTAACTACTATGTAACGGTAATCTGCTAATTCAGCAGGTTTATTTCTAATTGTTAGGTCAATACTCATTTTAATTAATTGTAATTCTCCATGTTATTGTTATAACATCATCTTTTTGTTTTGTGAATGTGTTTCCTTCGTCAAATGTTGTTCGACATATTAATTTTCTTGTAGCGCTACTAGGTGATGCATTAATATTAGTTGCAATTAATGCAATTTCTCCAATAGGTACAGCAGCACCAATGTCAAGCTCTGGCCAACTGTCACTTGCTGGACTATTAAGTTCATCATCATTATTGTCTTTTACTAGTGTTTCATTTAAATTATCAAAAAAGTTAGTAAGATAGATGATACTATTGTTAGGTATATTTACATCCTCATTATCTACAATAGCAGATGAATCGTAGTTAATATCTTTATAGATCGGATCAGACAGCGTATCAATATTATCACTCACAGTTTGATCTGCAAAATTTTTACCTATAGCAATTTCTGAAATTTTATCATCAGTATTATCTTCAAAAATTCTTTTGACAAAGAATTCTTTACCGGCGTTTGTAACAACGTTATTTACTTTGATTTGGCGGGAACTGCCGTCTTTTGACTTTACATCAATAAAAACTTCGCCCTTTACTTTAATGCTTTCTTTATTCATTTATTAAGTTATTTATGATATTTTTTAGTGCAGCAACCTCATTCATTAAATATTCTACCTTTTCTTCTAGTTTTTTCTTTTGTTTTCTTTTGTTTATAAAGGCGTGATATGCATCAATGTTTGTATTAATGATAGCTTTTGATTTTTCATCCCGCGAAAAATCTGGATTTTCCTCTGTCTTTATCATACATCAGTTGCTGCAATCGCAATTAAGTTCCTTACCTTACAGTATTTAGCATTATCTAGACCAACAAAGACTATTTTTACGCGTGCAGATTGGAATTCTTTATTACCAGCGTCTGGTGAATCATCGTTTGGATTATTTCTAATTTCAAATTCCATACGTGGATAATCACTTTCATCCTTTGCAATTGGTATTATACTAGTAGGCTGTTCGTCCGCTTTTATAATAGTCGCTTCAATATACTTTCGCCTTGTAATATATGTACCGGTTGAGACTTCATATTTTTCGGTTTCGTTATCAAAATTAGCAAATACACGAATATCTGTTTCAGCTAAATCTGTTGGTTTATGTACACTAGCAAATACTTTTAATATATTTCCTGGTGTTAATAAACTAATATTTTTTGTAATATATCCGTTATTAGCTTTAACAAGTAAACCATCATTATCATTTGAAAATGTATTCCTAGAATTAACATTGCTTAATCCCAATAGTGATATTCTTTCTAAATCAATTATAGGTGAAATGTTAACATCTTCAGTAGAAAGTGTAGCCGTTAATTGAACATTATTAATATTTTGATTCTTTATCGATTCTTTTAATTCGTAGTTTTCTCTACTTTCTATTGCATTAAATGATTTTACTACACCACTTTGATTGATAAAATTAATGTTATAATTTATACTAGTGTTTGGTAATAATAGATTTTCATCAAATAAATTGAATGCAGTAAAATCAAAATCACCAATGTCTTGTGTTTCAATAGAGTCATCTGACCTAGCGAATGTTGTATTAAATGTGAATGTTTTTTCTTCAGTTGGAAAAACACATTTATTAATCTGAAATACTAAATCGCGAGTTTGATCTGGTGTCCATGTTCTTGTATTTTGACTTTTTAATAATACGCCTACGTCTGGATTATCTGTAATTGTAGTACCAGAGATTAAATCAGTCCTACCTAATACAGAAGTCCATACTCTGTAATCAGTTGAATTTGATGAAACAACCAATGCATACTCAGTGTTTGATTTTAAATAAACTGGATGTTCAAACTGAAAATTAGTAGTATTAGAACTACTTATGATACTAGAAGCTATTTCTGGCTCACGCCCAGAAACTTTCACTTGAGAATTTGCTTTTTTAACTCTTGATCCCGGTATAATCTCTTGCGTAGGTATACCTAGTTCTGTTGGTACAATATAAACCTCTACATCCATATTTGCAGAAGGCTTTTCAGCGAAAAACAAATCTATATCAGATATAAAAACACCATTGGTATATGTTTCTTCAATCTTAAAGGTTTGCGCAATTGGATCACGTCTCCATCTCCACCACTGTCGGCGTCTACGTACGATACGTTGTCTTGTTGTCGTGAACTGTCTATTTTGTCTAACAGCTTCTACTTCTAATTCAGGTGTTCGTGTACTTTGAATCAATCTAGATTTTGAAGAAACTAAACCTCTAGCGTGATACTCTGACTCCGCTATTGAATCGGCTTCATCATCATTATTGTTAGGTGATGATGTTAACTTAAACTGTCTAACACCTGTTCTAAACCTAAGGCTTGAATTGTTTGGAATTCTAAAGAAACCTGTAATATCTCCTGCTTCAAGCGTAGTAACTAAAGGCTCAGCGAATGCATTGATTCTATTACTTCTAATAGGTAAATCATTTTCGCGTCTACTATCTGGTTTACCACGACCACGGAATGATCTAGATGTGCTTCTGCCAAATCTAACAAATTCTGGCGACATCGCGCAATAATCTGTAACATCTTCGTCGTCAAAGAACGCATAAAGCCTAGTATTTGGTTTCATACCAGTAGCTTTAAACGAAACAAACCTAGAACGAATAAACGGAACAATATTAATATCAACAACTCTATCACCAAGATCTTCAGTGATTACGTCTTCGCCAATTGTTGTAACAGTTCCAGTACGTGATTGATTTGTTGTTGTTTGTGTTAGTGTTGAAGTGCCACCATTCCAAGTTGCAAGCAGGCCAGCGCCCCATCTTCCCCAACGTCTGTTTTGAAGAGTTGTACGTCCAAAATTAACAGTAGTACTTCTTGTACTTTGCCAATTTGTTTGCCAGGAATTCCATTCAGTACCTAACACACCTTCAAATACATCTGTGTTATTAGCAAGAAACTCAATCGCGTCCATTGCGCCATTATTATTAATGGTAACGGCAGGACGCCTTTCTGTGTCGATCCATTCATCAGAAGATGGTGACAACGTTAAAGTACCAACATATGTTGAGACTTCAAATGGTTGTAGGTTGAGCGTTTCTGTAACAAGTTTATTCTCTACTAATGTTTCTGTTGCGCCTTCCCACAATGATACTTGTTCTTCAGAAAGATCTCCTGTTTGTACATCAACATCATTTTTTTCAATTATTTCTTTTCTTGTTGATTCAGTTGGATTTAGTACAACATCTGGATTAGCACCAACGAACATATCAACCGTTTCTCTAATATTTTGCACAGACGTGACGTTATCGACAGTAAAGCCTTCGCCATTCTCTGGCTTTAAACCAGTGTCTGAGTTTTCAATAAACACCGCGTTGGTAGTGTGGTAGGTGATTTCATACCAAGTACTAGATGCTACTTCTTCAAAGAAATTAACGGTGTTATTAACATAAGAAAATCCTTTTGAAACATACTTAGGCCGGCCGTCGTATGGTTGATTCTTATTATACATTTCATATCTAAAGAAGTCTTCACCTTCAAATTTTGCAGGAGCGATCCGACGAAACGCGGTGCCTCCGCCGCTTCTATGCTGAACATATAACCATCCTGCAAAATCTTTGTCTAACAATTCACGTCTTGCATCGTTATTTCTTCCAGCTGAATAACCTGCATTATATAATGTGTATATTCCTGTGATTTCGCTATCAAACTCATCATCAAACTCTTTGGCATAAATGTCTGAACTTCTTGCAAGTCCGTTTTTAGGCACATAATTATTTTTTGCATCATATTTATATGTAATGCTGGGATTTAAATAGTCATCAACTGAAACGCCGACGTTCGTCCTTAAAATTGGATTAATTTCAACATTATAAGACTTATATAATTTAAAATTCTTTTGCTTGTAGTATGGTCTTAATACACTTTCTTTTTTATCAACAGCAACAAGATAATCAGTCAAACTAGTATCACCAACACCATGTCCAGAAAAGTTATCTACAAGAAATCCATTTTTAAACATTTCATCGTTTAGTTCATTTCTTACTGTAAGTGATTCTGCTTCTTTTTCTAATAGTGATAAAGCCGTAAGGTATTCTATTCTGTCAACACGCTTATCAATATTGCCAATTTGGCTCATAGTAAAACGCTTGTGATCAAACATTTTTTTATTAATGTCTGCAATGTTACATGTAAAGTATGGTAAAAAATATTCGTATAATTCTAAAGAATTATTTGGTGCTTCTGGCGGTGTCGGCTCAAGTGCAGACGTGCCTTTTATAATTCTTAGATCGCCTTCACTATCAATGATTAATTTATCAATTCTATTAAGATAATAATCCAATGATACAGTCGACACTGAATTTGGTCTTAGAATAGTTGCACGATCAGCAACACCAGCAGCATTTTTCTTAACACGAAAATCTACATAGTCAGAAACTTTTCTATCATTATAAAATGGGATATCACAGAAGCTAATATCGTCGTCACTATATGAATCGCGTGAAAAATATTCACCTTCGGCGCTATGTTCAAAATGCGTATATTCTAGCGTATACTCTTGCAGGCCCTCGTTTTCGTCACCGTCGATAAACTTATTTAATATGAGTGCACCGGTATTGCCACTCGCACTAAGTTTTAAAATAGGTGTTTCATAATAGTCATTAGTTAAGCCATCGCTCTCAACACTAATAATATTATTGCTATCACCAAAATATGCCACAGCGACCTCACTCTCTTGCTCGGCAGCGGTACTATTCACTACGTCACCCTTAAAAATCTTTATATTTTTATCAAACATCAGATCTTGATGTATATCTTCATCTAGAGCAGTTGTATAAGTAACAGCGCCACCGTCGGCCTCAGGGAACGTAAATTTATGTCTTTTTCTCGTAAGTGTTTTGCTGCGGCGCTTTGATCCGTCAGTATCTTCTACTGTAATAGGCGCTAAAATCCTATAGTCAGTAGCCAAACCAGCAAAGTCCTGCGCGCCGTTGACTGCTTCAAAACTTACTCTAGTAGAATTCGCGCCCTCGCTAATTGTGTAATCACTAGTTGGAACAACCACATCGTTCTTTATAATAACATATTCATCTGATTCCACATCCACAATTTCTTCAAATGATTCAACACCACTGACACTAATAGTCAATATGCCACCACCTAGAGTTGGTTGCATTTCTTGAATCTTTTGATATTTTAACTTTGAAACAGACTTAACCCCTTCATACGGTAGTTCAAAAATCTGAGTAGAATCTGTTGTGTATGTAACAACATCAGCAGCTTCGTACCCTCCATCTTGAGCAAATACACTAGTGTGATTAACACCATCAAATAAGTAACCCCTTATTTTATCAGTGCCTGGAATACTTACAAGTGCTTTTAATTTATTAGCGCGATTTGCCGTGCTGGCAAGTAAAATATTTGATGGGCTGTCGTTATAATTAATTTCAACATAATTACCATATCGAATTGAAAAGTCTACATCAGTGCCTGTTGCGGTGTCTGCGACAGGGTCACGTGGTAAATCACCCATTAACACAACTTTAGATGGATACGTATATCTATATCCATTTACATATGCGATTGCTGTATCAATTTCTAAAGCATACTTATTTTTCGCTATATCAACAGAGTCAATTTCAAAAGGCCCGGTGTTTGTAATATACTCTTCTGTATATAACCCATCATTGCCTTCACCATCATTTAAGAAGTATTTAAAATTAATTTTAAATGGATTTAGAATATAATTGCCGTCACTCTCGTATGTTCTTGCAGCTAAAGTATTATCTAAATTACTTTTACTATTATTAGCTACTACTTCTACACCATTATCTCTAACGGTTAATATACGTTTTATTTCTCCTATAGTATTTGAATCAGGCTTTGATACCTTACCTTGTTCTAAATTTAAATCATATAAAACGTCGTCTTGTGTTACAAACGTAGGATCTAATACGATTTGATATCTATTTGCACCAGGAGCTGCAAAGTTTAATGAGCCATTAGCGTTATCATTTAGAGTTATATCATCAGCTGCACTAATAACGCTTTCTACAATTTTAAATACTAAATCTCCTCTTACTATTTTATCTTTAGTGTCTTTTTTATAAAAACGATTAGTAGTTGGTAAATGTACAAAACTACCATTAATAAAATAAATGTTTTCAGCTATTGCGAATGAAAACCCGTAACCAGTTTCTGTAATAGTTCCAAACGGATCATTTGCGATAAAATCAACATCCAAAGCATTTTTGTATTTACCATCTTTCCAAAATAAACTATCAGATGCTACAAATTTATGAGATTGCTCATATTGAATGTGCATTCTAACTTTACGAACACCTGCTGCGTTAGTGAAATTTTCAACACCAAGGATTTTAGCTGAGCCACCGTTTTCACCTCGCGACTCAATTGCTTTTTGAAGCTTTAATGTGCTAACTAGAGTATCAATGGTTAAATTCTCATCTCCGTCAACTGGTGTAAATTCAAACTCAATATAGTCAACGCTATCAGTGAATGTCGGCTCAGCGTTAGTCGCTAGAGCTTGACCATCTTTAAAAAACCCTAACCCAAATTGATTAATTTGGTTTTGAAGAATCGATTGTAGTTGATTCAGTTCTCGTGTTTGTACAGCAAATCCAGGTTGAAACAAAATACGTAAGTAATTTTTGTCGTTAGGTGTTTCATTATTGTTGTCTTTCAGTTGAAAGTCATCAAAGTAAGGTGCGTTATTATATGTTGTAATATTTGCCATATTAGAATTCGATTATGAAATTCAGTGTTTCTATTTGATTAAGCTCGCGTTGGATTGGGTCACTGTTATTTATAAATAAAATGTCGCCAGAAAATGCATCAACCTCTGGATTTACCAATGAATTGGCTTTAATTGTAAATGTTTTGCCTTTGATTAATACGGTTTCACCTGCTTGTAATCGAGCAGTACTTGATTGTTCAGCACTTAATATATATCTGATAACTCTTTCGTTCGGAGCAGTATCTTTAAAATCAATTAATATTGCTCTAGTACCAGAAACTTGCCCTTCGATAATATCGTCTGCTTCAACCGTCGAGTTGTCATCAATTACTAGTGTACAACTATACTTTGCATCAGCGGTTGTATCAGTTAATACATCACTTGAATTATTAAATTTAAGTGGATTTTGAATAATTCCAACTTGTCTAAAATCATTTCCTGTTGTAAAATCACCTGACTGCGCAGAAATTCTAACGTTAATAAAGAGAGATGACGCGTTCAATTCTTTTTGTAAATTTCCTGCATGACCTTCTGGTGGCGAAATAATTACATTTAAATTGTCATCAGCTGCCGTGACAGCTGAACCTATAGCTCGATTAATAACCGAGATTAGTGATGCTGATTTAAATCCATTGCCTGCTTTAATAATGTCAAATGTTGTTAGTTGACCATCATTATTAATTTTTCCGTATATAATTGAACTAGATTGTACTAACTGAACTTTTGCGCCAGCGATATATCCACCACCAGGATCAATAACTTCAACAGATTCGACAGTGCGAGTCACTTGGTTAATTGTTGCTAATCCGTATGCTGAAGTAATGTTAAGGTCTTCAAACTCACTTACTTGTAATTCACTTGTTTTTAATCTAAACTTAACTGGTACTTTTTGATAGTGGGCCGGATCTGTATCTAGAAAATAATCAGCACCTCCAGATGTGAGTTCAAGATTATCAATCTGCAGTGCACCAGTTGCCGGTATGTTAGTTATTCTCATCTCGGCAAACGCCGTTGTAGAGGTATCGCCATCTCCATCTACAAAGAACGGCACTTCTGAGAGATTAGGATAAATTCCTTTTGATGCATCAGAATCCTTAAAATCAATTCTGTCAACCTGACCTCCATCTTTAGACTTTATAACATCATCTTCTCCAGCTGGCAATGGTAAATGAGTTTCTGTATCAAATTTTATTAGCGTTGACGCACCATAACTAATTAATAATTTCCATTTATAACCATCATCTGTGTTAAATATACCAGTATCTTGACTGTCTGGCTTATTAATTGATGCTGCACCGTTATTATTATCGATACATTTATATACTTTGCCATTATCGGCTATAACATAAAAGGGCTCATTTTCAGATATAGAAGAAAGATCTATTCTATTTGAATATTGACTATAAACTGTTCCAGAAGTCCACACGTGTTTTTTAAATGCGACTCTAGTTTCACTTTTTCTTATTTTGCGTAAAGCGGTAATACTTTTTCGTGTATTAAGATTATCTAAAATAGCATTTGTCGGCAAAGGAAAATCCGCAGGGCTATCTGGGTCAAATGGTGTCGGCCGGCCATAGAACGCATATAACGCTATTAAATCGCGATCAATAGAGCTTTTAAAATTATTTAAAAATCCAAAGCGCGCCTCTTGCGTAAGAAATGATTTATTATCGTCAGATCCATCAAAAGACGTTGAACTGCTGCCTGGTGTAATTGTTATTCCCATCTTGTATTTATATTTGTTGAATTGTTATTGAATCGTCCACAAAATCTTCATAGAAGTATACATTATCTGGAGTTGTTGGTGTGGGGCCTTCTACATAATCAATGTCTAACACACAAATCTTATTTGTAGCGTATACTAACTCAGGATCTATATCAAGCTCAGTTGGTAATAAATAAGCGCCTCCGTAGTCAACTTTTAATTCAGTTGAGAAATCAGAAGAAATAATTGTTTTCTTAATATTATTGAAAACCTTTTCCCCAGCTGGATGTAATAAATCTTTATAAAACGATAGATATTCACTAAACCCTACGTCAACTTGTAGTTCATAAGAAAACTTTTGATAGAAATCAGAATCTTGTAATACTGTACTTGATGATAATCGGCCGGATTCATTAATATATTTGCCAGAAGTATCAATAAGAGAATTAAACTTTAGAGTAAGTTCTGCGCCGTCACCGTTTTCTGACTTAATTTTTAAATTTGCTCGATTAATACCAATACTTGAGTCAATAATAGATTCTGTTGTACTGACTGCAGCGTCATTAGCACCTTCTACTTCAATGAAATCTTCGTAGAAGTAATTTTCAAATGTGGGTGATGTTTGGTGCGCAAGGTATCCAGTATAGTCTTCAAATGTAAAGTCATAGGTTGAATACAATGATATTCCATCAGGTTGTGTGTATAATGAGTTGTAAGGATAGAGTGGCTCATGAAAATCAGCGGAGGTGGAAACTGTTGGAGCTGGCGAGACGCCCTGTCTTACTATCCATGAATCGGGTGTAGGTAGTGCATCACCATAACCATATCCATCATAAAGAATCACAGCAGATTGATTATTTGCTTTATCAAATGAAATTTTCCAGATATATTGTTGGCCACTAGGAAGATAACCAGAAAAGTCAGCCCATAGATAAGTTGGTGCACCACCATTGGTACCTGGCTTTGTATATGATGGTCCACCTGAACTCGTGGTACCTGTTTTAACATACGTTCCATTCACATCTTCTGTCCCAGCGCTATAGACTACTATTTCGTCAGAAACTGGGTGTAATATATAATGTGGCGGTTGTTTATTAACAGCAAATACAGTTGCGGTATGACCTGTTTTAATAAACTCTTCTGCAAAAAATATATCATCATTAATGATATTATCTATTACTACTATTTCGCCATTTTTTCTTTCTACTAATTTGAAATCACTTAGAAAGATATCTAACTCTTCATTATTAATTGTAGTTCCAGCGCCATAATCTAAAATATTAATTCCTGTTATTTCACCATTAATATTAACTGAACTTACAACAGCCTGGAAAGATATATCACTATAACCTTCTAAAAATATTTGATCTCCTACTTGATAATTTGCACCACCCCGAACAATATTTAACTCAGATAACGTTTTGTATACTTGTCCGTATGTTTTATCATTTGAATCCTTTACTTCATATCCATATTCAAATGTTCCTATAACTGAATTCGCTAATAATTCAATAGAATAAATTGTCTCACCTTCATATACTCTAAAAGATATGCTTGAGCAGAAGCCTGACGCAATTACTCGACCATTAGTATCAACTTGCTTTATTGTTTTACCTTCGAGCAAAAAAGGATCTTCATTACCATCCTTTGATATAATTCTAATAAATGAATTTTTCTTAAAATCACCGTTTGATGGTATTAACACTTGTGACCAAGGTTCAAACACGGTAACACTTTTATTAAAGAAAAGCCTAAAGAAAACGTCAACCATTTTCTTATTACCGCGCAGATTATAATAATCAACCAGTCTTTTAATTAAAAATTTCCGCGTAACAACATTTGATTCAGGTACACCTTTAGTTACTTGAAACGCAAGTTCTCCAATAAATTCTTGTTCAGTAACTCTATCTAAGTCTCTATTAGTAGTAATATTTGAAATAAGTGAAGACGAAACATCAATGTAATTTGAATTTTCTGGTAATGATTTAAAAAATTCTTTATCATTTTCTCCAATGTAATATTCCTTTAAGAATTTTACAAGTTCAATACTACCTGGCTTTAGTTGTTCAGGTAAAAGAGAGTTGATTCGACTCTGTTCAAAGTTATTCATTAATCAATAATAGATGCTTGTATTGCTTCGTTCTTGTCAGTAATATTAATTGTTGTTTTATCTAAATCAATTGCAATTAATTGTTCTCTCTTACTTAAAATGTCATATGAATCTGGGCGAACTCTAACTTCAATAGTTACAGTTGAATCAGTCGGTAACGCGTTAATAATTAGGTTACCTGTTTCTGGAACTAATGTTCCAGCGTTGTAATCAGAAATTATTTTTTCTCCTGTACTAGATAATCTAAACAATCTTAGTTTTCTAGTTGTAGCACTACCATTAATAGGAATGTCATCAATTTGATAATTAACATTATTAATTCTCCATGAAGTTGTGTTAATAAATGACTCAGGTTGATCTATTTCACCAAACAGTTTAAATCCAAAATCTATGTTAGTTGCAAGAGTTGTGTTAGATTGAATACTAAACTTTTTATAACAATATACTTGTGCTAATGAATTTAAAATTGAAGAATTTGTTTCGTCAACTTGTTTTAAAAATTTAGAATAGCGAAAAACATTTTCAAACTCTTGGAATGATGCATCAAACACTGAAATATTATTTCTAATTTGTTTTTCTAAATCGGGTTTAAGTAAAGAAGTTTTATTTGTGTCAAATGTTACAAATAATTTTAAATATAAAAATGTCAAATCAGCGTCTATGATTTCTGTATCAATTGCTAACATTTTCTTATCGTCCAAATAAGATTTAATAGTCTCTTTTTGCAAAGGGGTTAATATCTCTTCTCCACTTTTTGGCTTAATTGCAATAAAAACTTTGCCATATTGTGGAGGTGTCTTTTCTTGACCGCCAAATACAGAGATATCTTGAATTAAATTACTAAATCTTTCATTAATAATTGCTTTATAGTCATTACTAGTTACTGCTCGATTTTTTGCGGTAAATGATAAAGGCGCATTGAATTTAATATTTTCAATACTATCTCTTTCTACACCGCCAGCTGATTTTGATGTTGTGCCAATTTTAGTAGTTGCAATTGGAAAACTTGGATCACCCCAAGACGCAAGTGAGAAAGTATGAATACCATTAGCCTCTGGTCCTTTTGTTGAAAGATATTCGCATATTATAACAGATCCTGCAGTAGGTTTTTTTCCAAATACGTCATTACCAAATTCAATTTGATATCTGCCATCATAGTTTTCAAAAATATAATATATTTCTGATGTGTCTGTTATCGCATCTCCGACACTAAATAATTTATATGTAGTTGCGTTATCATCACTTATTGTTGCGTTTTCTTTTACTCTTATAACTAGTGTTGTTTTATCAATATTCTGATCTGTTATAGTAAACCGCTGATTGGCTAAGTTATTATACACAAATCTATCTGTTTTTTCTACGCCCTCAATTATTTCAATGTTTTCAAACTTAAATTTTCCATCTACTGGCTCTTGCGTTGGCGTTTCACTTTTTGTTTTAAACGTAAATGTAACACTATCCACCTTTCCTATAAATGAACTACCTTTTGGAACTGATAGACTTTCAATTTCTCCGGCATCAAACTCTAAACTAATTTCTGCGGTTGATGCGATTCTACTCTGTGGTGTATAACCAATAAGTTTAGCATGAGAAACTACATTTGAACGAATTTGTGCTGTATCAAGAAATGACTCATTTACTGCCATATGTGCATTTACAGCATTATAATGAGTGTTATATACAAGTATATCGAGTATTTGATTTAAGCCTGATCCTTCAAAATCTAAATCTTTAAAAGGAGAATCTTGTCTCTTAAAGAATGACTTTATATTATCTTTGATTCTATCAAAATCAAGCTCAGTAGTTTGTAATTGTTTAGCCATTATCGTAATCTTTCAAGTGCAAATGAGATTTCTTCTCTAATATTTGAAAACTGTACATTAAATGCTATTATAACATTAAACATATTTCTGTCTATATCAGCAACCACATTCACTTGTGTATTTGATATTCTACTTTCGTTTCTTTGCAGTGTTTTTATTATTTCTTCTTTTAAGGAAAATGCTGTTAATGGGGTAACAGGTTCAAATAAATATCGCGTTACATTTCCACCAATGCCCATTTGAAATGGTCTTTCCCCTTGATTTGTTAATATAATATTTCTAACGGACTGTTTAATAGCATCTAAATCTTTTAATGGAACAATATCATTCTTAACTGGATGTTTTTTAAACGATAAGGGTATATCAGTATAGACATTTTTTGTAGCGATGTTAGACGCTTTTGTTTCATTATAATCTGATAGCCCTATTCCCATACGTTCTATTTATACTAATTAAGGAAGATATTTGGAGCAGTAGTTGTTTGATTGCCGCCATATTTCTCTGTACATGTTCCAGTTTTAGTTTCTTGATAAAGATATTTGGTAATCACTTCTTTTTGATGTTCACCGATCTCAATATCTTCGTAACCTCCAACTCTTTTTATTATATTACCATTAACTTGAATATTCCAATCACCTTTAATGTATGTGGAGCAGTTGGCATCAACTGTGAGATTGCAATTACCAATCACATTTACATTCTGGTTCTTAACAACAACTTGAAAATCATTTCCAACAATAACACTTGTCTCATCTCCAGTTGGAGTGATCTCTCTATACGTACCAGTTCTATGAATGGTTGAGATTCTTTCTTGACCTGGTGTCACATCGAATTCAACAATGTGTGAATCTTCTAAAGTATCTGTCGCTTTCTCATAAGCAATGACATGATTCTTAGGATATTGTGGTTTAATAACTGAATCAATATCTGGGAATACCCAATTGTTTTCATGAGCAGCATTTGCTGTAGGAACAACATCATGTGTCTCTCTTAACTCTTTCTTCTTCGTATAAGAGAATGCTTTCTTATAGGCTTCATCAATACTCTTAGCAGCTAGTGGAGTCTCAGCAATATCAAGTTTTGTGTTCACTGGATATCTTTCATCTGGATCAGTAAACCCTACGTTATAATCTACTGCTGAAGATATCGATGGTATACTGCCAAGAATAATGGGATCTTGTGCATTAGGTCCATCACGAAAGAACCCTACAACCCAAGAGCCATGAAGCAGGCCTGTTGCCGATTGACCAAGTTCAGTCATTGAAGCTGACGTAACTGGAAGCATTGGTGTCGCCCAAGGTAATTCTTCTGTCGGAATCTCTATCTTATCACTATTGTGATAACCATAACATCTTACGCGTACTCTGCCCATTTCTTTTGGATCATGAATGTCTTCAATGACACCTGTAAACCAAGCAAATGTTTGTCCTATAAAATTTTCAATCATATATTAATATTTAAAGATTCTTTTTTGACGCGGACATTCGTATAATATTCGCCGTCTTCTAATCGATGCACTGCTGATATAATTATATATCTGCCACTTAAACTTTGATCATATATATCACTTGAATCATCATTATAAAGAGTAGTTGCTCGTGCTTGTGGATCTATCACCTTTGGAAATTTAAGTTCTATAACACTACCTGCATTTAAATAACTATCTCCAAAAAGTTCTATATTGTGTGTAGTAAATTCTAGATTTTCATTAAACGCGTTTAAGATATGCCCACTGTCTTTTCTCAAATTATTATGATTAAGTGTATCACCCTCATATGAAAACTCATTAGTTGAAATATACTCACAGTGCGCTTGATACGTAGTCGAATAATCTATATCTGATGTTTTAGATAATGATGTTTTATTATTAAGTGTATTTGAAACATCAAAGTTATTATAAGTAAAATCTATCTTTGTATATGTTTTATTGCCGTAATCTAGATAATTATTTTCAGAGGCATATGCACCCCGCAGTGAATTAAATGTCTTTCCAAATTTTAATTCTGATTGTGTATTAATCATTCTTGTTGAGCGCTCAATATAATCATCCCTTGACATTGGCTTACTAGTGTATTCTTTGCCATCAAAGTATGTGCCATATAGTTCAGCTGTAACTAAATCTGATAGTGCTGCAATTACAACTTCTCCATTTAATTTCTGAAATACGAAGAATGGTGAACTAACATCATTATATGTATTTTTTCTAAAATATTCTACAGCTTGTAAAGGATGCTGCCATTTAAGAATTCCGCGGGACCGTGAGATAGATGTACTTAATTCTGTTATTTTAGCGACGCTTAAATCGCTTTGTAATATTTTTTTAATCTCATCGGAAGTATTGTTATTATATGCCCGTGATATTTTAAAAGTTTTATCATACACTGAAAAAGAGGAAGCTGCAGCTATACTGAATGATTGGACATTCTCGCTATTTTCTCTTTTGTATCGTGGAAATTCTGTAACTAATAAATCAAGTATTATTTCTTCATCATTATTAAGTTCATGTTGACTACGTGATATTACAATTTCAATTTTCTCTTGACCGATCAATTGAAGATCTTCAATTAAATTATTACTATCAATTATTCCTAAATTTACAATAATGCTAGTGCTATAAATGCTTTCAGTAATAGAAAAGTTATCTATAATAGGTCGTAACTCATAAATCAATCCTAAATGATTTGTAAGTTTTACTGACTTTAGATTTATACTTGACGGTATAAATGCTGTTTCTCCCGCGGGTGCGAAGTTTTTTGGGATATTATTCATTGATTAATTCTTTATATGTATCAATAAATGTACTAAGTAAGCCTGGTCTAATAATCTTAATAAGAGAGCGCTGCTCATCTTCATCTTCTAAATGTCTTTTATAAGAAACAAAATCTGTTGTAAGCATAATGTCTCCAGTAGCAGAATCAAAAATATTATAAGTCATTGGTGCATTTGCTGCGCTCGCCCATCCATCGATCGCCGTCAATACTAATGGAGAACCTTCATGACCTGTAATTTTAAAGGCCTCATTTTCAACATTGTCTAAAATGGAATACGAGCCTTTAAGCCAAATTTGCTGTCGGGTTTCATCAATTTTATAAATTTCAATTCCTTCGTTATTGCCAATTGTAATAGTTTGACTTAAAGGTGTTGGAAGGCTACAAATAATTTGAAGTGTTGCGGCATCGACAGCTAATACAGAATACGGATCATAATTATCTTCAATGAATTCATTTAGTATAATTTGTCCTTTAGGCCATGCAGTATAACCTTCTTTTAAAAAATCGTTTACTATAAAAAATGTCCAATAAAAACTTGAGTTATCATACAAACGAAATGCCATTTGATCAGGTCTTTCACCATCTTCTATTCTTTCAAACTTATAATTTAAAAAGCCGTCAATTACGTTTTCATTTACATCTACATGACGGTATATATTAATAATATCTGATAAGACATTATCATTTTTTAAATCGTATTGTATTTTTGGAAATTGTGAAAAAAATCTCATATCTATAAAGTTTAATTAAAATGAACCGAAGCCTCTTACACCACCTGAATTTGTGTTATTCGTTGAACTGGAAACCTTTTGTGGAGGTATTTGTTTATTATTATCACTAGACTCGTTGAAAGTTCCTTCTTGATCTAATTCGTTTTCCATATTATCAATATCATTTCTGGTCAGTGCACGTGTTTCTTGATATGTAAGTGATAAGTCAATTACAACTGGAGCACCACCCTTAAAAAATGCATTTGAATTTGGGTTATAGTTTGTTGTAACTGTTGTTAAATAACAATCATATATCTTTGGCATAAATCTATTTTCTTGAAAAGCACCATTTATATTCTTTAAAAATTTAACTTGCCAAATTGGTGGATATGTGAGGATAATACTTGCAGGGTTTTCTTTGTCGCTATTACCAGTCGAAGCGTATGATAATCCCTTAAAGCGTCGAATAATTTGTTTAACTGTCTCTGCTTCAGCTTCAGACTCTGGTATAAATTTATATGTAAATGAAAAAGAACGAACCGCATTTCCACTAAATGTTGTATTTGTGTTTGGGTTAGTAATAGTGCCTGCAGCTTTCTCAACTTGTTCACCTGTCATACCTCCAAGTCCACCAGCCTTTTTTTTAATTTTTAATCCTGCAGCTTTAAAGGCTTGTCTAATACCTCCACCGAAAAGACCGCCGGTATTTGCACCCATTATGCCAAAATCAATTGTGTTGTATGTCGCTTGATCATTAACGCTTAAACCAGTTGGTGAAGGCAGATAAATAGAATAGCCAAGATCTTTTTCTTTTTTAAGCTCCGCACGAAACACTGCAATTGAATTCTTTGCAGCGACTTTGTCTGATCCCAATGTCGACGGAAACATTAAATCTGCTCTGTAATCTTCTGTTTTACTCATATATATATTTATAATGACTTATAGAGGAAAATATAAAGTAAAGAATATAAATAAGTATGAAGGTGATTCTTCTAATTGTACATTTCGTTCACTTTGGGAACGTCAGGTCTTTAGATGGTTGGACGATCATCCAAAGGTATTGAAATGGGGCTCGGAAACAGTTGTTATACCATATAGATGTAAGACTGATGGTAAACCTCATAGATACTTCACTGATCTAAAAATAAAAATGGATAATGGTAAAACATATATCATTGAGATCAAA